TGGGTATAAATAACCAGCCCGATGAACAACAGATGGCAAACATGAAGTCGGCGGCTGAAAAACTGGAGGAGGTGCGAAATGTCACAGGCGCTCTTCGTGTTAATTCTTGGCTACGCTTGCCCGATGTTAATCTTGCTGTTGGCGGTTCTAAAGTATCCAGCCACATGGATGGTTGGGCTATTGACTGCTCTTCTTCTGCTCATACTCCTTACGAGTTATGTCAGATTGTTCTAAAAAACGGCATCAAATTTGACCAATGTATACACGAATTTGGAAAGTGGATGCACATATCGTTTGCGCCCGAGATGCGCCAGCAATCATTGACCATCTTTAAACCAGAAGGCAAGTACAAAATTGGCATCCTTACAGAAGCCGAGTACCACGCTTAGTCTTTGTCTACGCTAATCCACAGCACAGCGACTAGGATGCCAGCGCCTATAAACGCGCCAATAAGTAACACGACAATAATGGTTAGTATGCTTTCAATCATAGGTTTACATATCTCCTTTTAGGTGGTTTGATTCTGTCAGCCAAAGCATAAACATAAAAGCGTTTAGGCTTGACACTTCGTTTAGCCATCTCGCGTTCTGCTGTTAGCGCTTGTTGGCTCTTAAAAAAGTTATTAAATTCTGGGTGATAAATCTTTATGTAATCAGGGTGAAATGCGTTCATTTTTCTAGCCTTTCTATGCGTTCTTTTAATTCGCGTATCTCTGCGCGGGCAATAGCAAGTTCCTCCATAACTGACAGATACTTGTCCATACTGCGGATTAGTTCTTTTCTAACTGAACTTTGTTCCATTGCGCTAAATACTTCGCGTTCTTCTGGCGTTTCTTCAATCATGTTTCTCCAATCATTTTTTTAATCGTAAACAAGTCTTTATATTCTGGGTATAGGGCTATCCATAACCTAGCGTAAAAAGCGATGTAATCATTGCTGATTTTGAAGTCAACGCCTGTTGTCACGATAGAAACCTCCCAACGAATTCGATTGATGATTAGCCAATGACTAATCTTCTTTCTGCCCCGTTGGATGGCTTCTAGCGAAAACTTCTCAAAGTATTGCCAGACCTCTGGGTTGGCTTTGTGCCATTCCCACCAGTCTTTCTTTCTTTGCTCAAAAGTCGATGTCATCAAAACCACCCTTGGGTGCTTGTTCTTTTGGCGCATTGAGATAAGCCCAACCCGACCAGCCACCTTCTACCATTGGAATGCAGTCAAACTTCAGCATAGGCCCATTCTTGGTCTCGATGACCGAGCCGATGCGCTGATAGCGGTTCTTTTCTTGCCCGTCTTTGTTGGTGTATTTGCCTGTGATAACGCTGACTTCATATTGTGTTTTAGACATTCTTTACTTTCAAATTGTTTAATTTATTTACTTTGTTATCTAATTCTTTTAGGAATAGATTTACTTCTTCTTCTAGCGTTGCTACATAAAGCGCGTCAAACTCAACGCGCTTAACAAACAACTGAAGGTCTGCGGGCAATCTGTTATCGAATGAAACATAGTCACACCATTGGCGTTCACAGCAACGCATTTGCCATTGCATTTGCGTGATGTACTTGGTCGGCACAGACTGAGATAACAGTGTGTCAATATGCGTGGCGGTGTTTGGACACTTAATCTCCAACATACCAAACAGCCCCACCAAGCCGTCAGGACTCGCGCCAGCCATCTCAATCTTAGGATGCTGTACGAACCCTACTTCTTCTACCATTAGGTCGGCATAAGCCTCATACGCTGAACGCGCTAATGGTTCGGTTTCAGTCCCATGTTGCATGGCGGCATTAGTAAAAGATTCACCTTGCTGACCAGTTAGCCTTTCGCAGACTAATTGAGCCATGTAGTTATCGCGGCTGGTGCTGTAACCTGATTTTGTTTTAGCAATTACATCTGCCACACGACTAGCGGTAACTTTGCCTAATCTGGCGGCAAACCATTCTTCGCTACGCTGTTCCATTTTTGATTCCTTTTTTGTAATCACGATATTGTTTTAAATAATGGATGTGGCAACAAGGCACTCCATCGACTTGGTGTGTTGCTGGGTGTGAGCATTGGCGCACATGACCAGTTTTAATGATTGTTTGGCAACGCACTTCCGCATAGCCTTTGCCACCGCACTTAGTACAAGTGCAATGGGGTTCTATGGTTATTCCTTGCAACATTATTTAAGGCTACGCTTCATTAAATCTTTTGCACCAGTTATAGCCTCAAGCCATTCTTTGTCTGTGCCTGCCGCTTTGTAAGCATCTTTGAACGCTGTTTGCAATTCCTCAACTGTTTTAGCGTCTTGGATGGCGGTGATGTGGTCTTGCATAAGGTTGTGGTTAGCCTTTTGCTCTGGTTGTTTCTTGGATGCCGCATTACCATCGTCATCTTCGGGCGCGATGCCGCAGGCACTCATAAGGCTATATCTCCGAGCGTAAGTCAAAGCACTAGCGTAGCCTTGGCTATCGCGTTTGGTGGCTGGGAAATGCACGATGCCACACTCCAACATCTCGCCAGACTCATGTACAAATACAGTCTCAACCATAACCCCGTCAGCGCAGTCATAGTTCTTCTGTAATAGGAAAATGCCATTCGCGTTTAAAGCGTCTACAACAGCCTCAACGCAAGCGGAGAGGTCAGCGTAGCGCGAACGGAAATGTGGGTTTGTAGAGGTCTTTAAAGCAGGCCCAAAAGCCTTTTGTGCTTTAACTAATGCTGTGGCTATGTTTTTCATTTTGTTTCCTTTTCATAAACTACACAAGTCATACCAAATAGGTGTTCGTCAAAGTCAACCAAGTCGTATGTGAAATTGCATTTCTTAACATCTAGGTTGTATTTGACAGACAAGATAAGCGCTACGGCTTCTTTAATTTCTTCAATGTTTAATTCGATTTGCATGGTGTTTCCTTAATAAGCGTATTTAGGGCCACAAGTGACCTCGATAACAGTTTCTACTGTGTAACCACCAACCTTGCGTTTGGCGTATAGCGGTATGGCACGAAGCCCAGCAGATTCGCATTGGCGAACAGCGTCTATGACTTCATTGCGCCCCATTGGTTGCACTTGTTTGTCGACAATCAGTTCTTGACTGGGGGCTGGTGGTGCAGAGCCTGTGATGGTTGAACAGCCAGCCGTTACAAGAGACGCCCAACAAAGTATTGAGTAGGTAATCATTCGCATTTAGTTTCCTGTGATTAAAAGGGTAAAGACTAAGCCTGTTACAAAGCCAGAGAGCCAGAACAATACTTTGTCGGCAAGCGTGGGTGGTGGGGTGAACGGGCCTTCAATGCCGTGTTCTGTGTAATTGCTGTGTTTCATGCTAGTTCCTGTTTGAGTTCGTAACGGGCAATGGCGGCATCAAGTTTGTCGTTGTAGGCTTCTTCTTTGCAAGCCTTGGTGTATTGGCGTTCAAAGTCTTGGATAACTGAGTCGCGCAACATCTCGGTGACTAACTGACCACCGATGTATGCAAAGTGCAGACTGTCGGTGTAGGAGTCAAAGAAGCAATCAACTTCTGTAAAGTCGCAAGTGCAAGTCATGCGGTCAAAGTCTGTGTGTTCGTCTGCGTAATCTTTAATCATGCTGTGATTCCTAGCGAGTTATATACAACAAATTGCCGTTTGCAATTGCTTGGTCACGGGCGGGATAATTGAACATCTGGACAACATAATTTTCTTCATCACGCACCACCATGTAATTGTGATATTGCATTTGGGAAATGCTTTGTTGTTTGAGGCGTTCTGCCTCTTTTATGGCTTGATTAACAAAATACCAATAGTTTGTAATATTCATTTCAATTGTCCTGTAAAGGTTGAAAGGGATGGGGCTTGCGCCCCGTTGGTTTAATAATCTTGACCAGCGCAAGCGGGTTGTGCGCCTAAGAACTGTGGGTTAAATGGGGCGTTATGTTTCCATGCCATTTCTTTTTGCATTTGTTCCCACTCTTTGACAGTAATCATCTTTACTGCCACTTCATCCCAACGGCTAAAGTGATTAAATGCGAGAGCGGCTTGTTTGATAGTCATTGGCAAAGTTGGCTTCCACATTTTTAATGCGCCAACATAAGTGTCCATGCGGATAACAATCCATTCTTTACGAGCGTTAGGTCTTGGGCCTTTGTTGCCTTTGCGTCTAACTACTGTGCCGTCTGCTGTTGAATATGTCATACATACTTTCTTAAAAGACCCCTTGCGAAATTGCTAGGGCATGGTTGATATTATAAGCGGGATTATATAGTTGTCAATACTATTTTGTAGGGACTTACCCTTAGTCTGTTTTTTTCCAATAGCCATAGACACAGCGACCAGTAGAGCGTTGTGGATTCCAAGTGTCATTGACAACACCATCAATAACAGATGTGTAATGTTTGCTAACAGACACAACCAATCGACCCATTGGTAATTCGCCATCTGCTAAATGCACTTTGCATCCTGTGCCGATACCCATTGTGGGTGTCCATACAAAGCCAATAGAAGCCATGTAATCCTTGAACCACTTGCGACCTACTGTGATGCCTTGGTTGGCTGTTGCAGGGCGCTTACCACGCTTGCCTGCTGGTTGGTTGCCTGTGCCTTGTGCCAGAGCGTTGTAAACCTCTGTATAAGGCAAGCCAGATGCTATTGCTATGGCTCTGGCTACGCAGTCACCAGCCTTACCTTTGAAACCAGCCTCTGCGCGACCACCATCATTTAAAACAAATTCCATAATCATTCCTTTAAAAGACCCCATACAATTTGTTAGGGCATGTAATAATTATAAGCCAACTTATCACAATGTCAAGTATTATTTTCTAGGTGTTTTCCCTAATACATTAAATAAATGTAAGGGTTTATCCCTATTTACTTATTATAAGTATTCTTATATAATGGTTGTATGGACAAACAAAAGTTTATTGCACTCGCAGGCTCACAGCGTGACCTTGCCAAACTATTAGGTATCAGCCAAGCGGCTGTTTCCCAATGGGTAACTGTTCCTCAACAAAGGATATGGCAGTTGCAGTTGCTTAAACCAAGTTGGTTTGCCTAGAATGTATAATGGAGGCTAGGCTACCCTTAGCGGGGGAAAAGGCGACTCGTTACCGCCCTGCCATAGTTTCCTTGTGAGTAACGACAACCGAGAACGTCAGGTTATATGCATTACTATCAATTTAATATTGGGGACTATGCTTCCCACACACGGCATTTAAATGTCATAGAAGATTGTGCTTACCGCAGGCTTCTGGACTTTTACTATCTTCACGAAAAGCCAATTCCTCAACGCGATATTGCTCGGCAAATCAATATGCGCGAACATGAACAAGAAGTTCTTTCGGTTCTTAGCGAATTCTTTTTGTCGACACCAGATGGCTTTGTAAGCCCAAGAGCCAACAAAGAAATAGAGCATTACCACTCGAAGATTGAACAAGCGTCTAAGGCTGGTAAAGCGTCTGCTGAACGAAGGTTCAACGCCCGTTCAACGGATGTTCAACCAACCAATAACCAAGAACCAATAACCATTAACCATAAACCAGATATATCTATAAGCCCACCTAGCGGTGAGCCAGATATAGGAAATGGTTTACCAAAATGTAATCACCAAGGGGTCATAGACCTTTACCACAAGCACTTACCAACGCTACGCAAGGTAGAGGTTTGGAACGATGCCCGTAAAGGCTACTTACGGCAGAGATGGCGTGAGGTTGCTGACGAACTATCCAAGACCAAGGAAATAGGCGCACCAGACATTCTTGGTTGGTTTGCAGAGTTCTTTGACCACATCGGTACATCTCGTTTCTTGACAGGCAAGGTCAACAGCAAAGATGGTCGCGCTTTTGTGGCAGACCTAGAGTGGATTCTTAAACCCAGTAATTTTGCAAAAATTGTAGAAGGAAAATACCATGGCACTAACTAATTTCAAAAACAACCAAAACCAAGATAACGGCTTTGACGAAGTTCAGCGTCTTATGTGTTCTGTGTCTGGTTGCCAAAATCGTTGGTCTGTCCACATTAGCGGTGATAAGCCTAAGTGTTCTAAGCACCAATGGGAAAAGAGCGCCAGCGACTACAAGCGCCCTATCGTTGCCAAGCCTGTATCTCAAACTGTCCAACAATGGTATGAGAAGGAGAACTTCTGATGGTTAATCAGTTTGATTTATTTGCCGAACTAAAACCAAAAAAAGAATTTAATAAAAAGATATTGGTGATAGACAGCCACAAGTCATCAAACGACAAGCCTGCTGAAAACTTACATTGGCAAAACGCCAAAATGATTTCAGACGCATTAGATGCTGATTTAATTTGGTCTTACCCAGATGTAAATGACTATGTGCGTGGGGACTATGAGGCCATTGTGTTTGTCCATGCAAGCCATTACGCTTACACAGACTACTCATGGATTGAGAAATCACCTAATGCCAAACTATTTTATGTAACCAATGAATACAACCTTGGAGAACCTAGAACTCTATGGATGGCGGCAAAGGCTGGCCGCAAATACACAGTTTTAGCCAACCACCCACATGAGGTCAGCAAAGTGGTTATGAAGTATGTAGACGAATGGCTAACGATGAATATCAATTCTTTAGTATTTGGCAACTACTCATTTGACAACAACAAAAATAAAGAATGTATTTATTACGGCTCATATCGTGATGACCGAAAGAAATATTTTAAAAAGTATTTTGATGGTATGACTGTATCGACCCATTTAAAAAACAGACCAAAGATTGATGCCCTCGAAGTTAATCCAAGTTACATCAACAGGCTGGATATACAAAAAGGCGATTTATCTAAATACGGGTTTTCGCTTTACCTAGAAGATGAAAAAACTCATTACGCCTACAACTATTTGGCCAATCGGTTTTACGAATCCTTGAATAGCGGAACTATTTGCTTGTTTGACGAATCATGTGAAAACACATTAGGGCTATGTGGCTACAACATCCATAAAGACCAAATTGTTGCAAACAAAAATGAAATGTTAGATGCAACACAAAACAAAATTAAATGGTCAGATGATATTTATGCCAAAGCCGCTAACGATAAACAAACAACTATCCAAAGAATCAAGGAAATTGTTTTATGACAAAAACGCAAGCCCATGCCATCCTTGACCGCATCAAAAGAAAAGATAGACACCCCGTGTCCTTGGCTGAAACAAATAGCGCCTTGGAACGGACAGGGGATTTATGTCGAGCATCTGGCGAATCACTATGCACTGATGGCGATGAACCAAGGGACTATCGACCACGCTCGGTATATGTCAAAAGCGCTGAAGTCGGATTTTCCTACTCTCGGTATCTTGATTGTTCAACGACTGAAAGCATTAAATGAGCCTAGTAGTGACATTTACAGTTGATGGTGACCCAGTACCCAAGGGCAGACCACGCTTTGCTAGGCGCGGTCAGTTTGTCCAAACTTACACCGATGCCAAGACAATCGACTACGAAACCCATGTAGCAATGAAAGCCAGACTAGCAATAGGCGCAACAGAGCCATTAAAAGGGGCTTTAACTGTGTTTTTATACCTTCGGTATGCCATACCAGCGTCATACTCAAAAAAACGCAAGGAAGCCTGTTTAGCGGGTTTAGAGTTTCCAAAGAAAGTGGACATAGATAATGTTTACAAAAGTATTACCGATGCCATGCAGGGAATTGTCTATGCCAATGACTCACAAATAGTCGAGGCGCACATCAAAAAGGTATATGCCGAAGATGCTGGCGCAAATGTAATGGTGCAAGAGTGCGAGTAGAACTAACTAAAGACAACGCCACCGCGCTGATGGCAGGGCTATGGCCTAAAGTTAAAGAAGCACTTGCGTCTGGCAAAAAACTAACGCTAGAGATAAAAGACGCAAGCAAAAGCCGTGACCAAGAGGAGAAATATCACGCCATGATTGGTGAGATAGCCAAACAAGCCCAACACTTAGGCTCTAAATGGGATGCTGAGAGTTGGAAACGCTTGCTGGTTGACCAGTTTTGTAGAGACAACGACATAAAAACAAGCGTAGTAATTCCTAATTTGTCTGGTGATGGCATTGTGCAACTTGGGATGCAAACACGCAAATTCACCAAAGAACAAGCGTCAGAGTTTGTGGAATGGCTAAACGCTTGGGGGGCAGAGCATGGCATTACCTATTCCCAAATTTAATTACTTTAGAAGCAAAAAGCATTTACAAAATGTGTCTGACTTGCCATGCCAGCATTGCGGGGCTGAGGGGCAAACGCAAGCGGCTCACAGTAACTGGGCTAAACACGGCAAAGGTAGGGGTATAAAGGCTTCTGACGAGTACACAGCCGCCTTGTGCTACCCATGTCACGCGCAGTTAGACCAAGGAATGTGCTTATCTAAGGAAGAGCGCCAGACCATGTGGGACAACGCTTATATGAAAACCCTAAGTGAACTAAAAAACAGAGGGTTATGGGTAAAATAAATGCGTTGGTAGTCGTAATAAGGGTTAGCGCCTTATCTTTCTCGTTTTGTGCAAATACATAGAAAGACGGAACTCTGCTTTATGAGAACGGCTATCAACACCTATTTTTTCGGATGAGCCTTATCCATACTGGTTTTTTCATGCGTCTTGAGTTCTTTTGCAACAGACTCAACTTTGCGCTCAACCGCTTTAACCTCACGCTCGACAACATAATGCTTGGGTATGGTGTGTACTGCTTTTTCGCGGGTTAATTTAAAATTTGTAGCCATTGAAAAAACTCCTATAATGGTGTCGGCATTGTACAATGTCGTTAACCTTGCAAGGAAACATCATGGGAAAAATGGACTCAAACAAAGGTATGAAAAGTACCACAGGCGCAACCCCACCTAAAGGTGCAACATCCAGCGATATGTCTGGTGAGCGCATGGAAAAAATCCGTGGCGGTGTTGCTATGGGCAAAGAAGATAAAACAATGGGCATGGAAGGCGAGTTCAATACTGGCAAAACTGCTGGCGTTTGCTACGACCACAAGCGCGAAAACTATCGTTAAAGCGAAACCCCAATAGTCAGTCGGGACTAAAGGGGCTTCTAACCACATCAAAGAAAGGTTGATATGGCTGATGAGCATTGTAGAGACTGTCGACACTATTACGACAACGGCTCAATATTAGGGCTATGCCGTAGGTATCCGACATATCAGAATCGAAGCCCACAAGAGACTTGTGGCGAGTTTTCGGTGAAAGCAGTTGCCGAACTTACCCCAGAACCCTCTGGGGACTTTTTGCCTGTGGAGAAGCCCAAGCGCATGGGTAGACCGCCAAAGGCCAAAGCGGAGGTTACAGAATGATTGTTAAACCTTTGAAAGACAAAATCATTGTCAAGCCCGAACTACGGGTCAAATCCCTAATCTTAGACACAAGCACGATGGCAGAAGCCGAATCAATCGGTACAGTCATAGCCGCTGGTGAAGATGCGCTATTCCAAGGTGTTAATGTGGGTGACCGCATAATGTTTGGAACGCTTGCTAGGGATTATAAAGACGAATACTTGAAGTTTGAGGAACTAAACCTAAATGGTGAACGTCACCTTAAAATGAGTTGGCAAGACATTTGTGCAGTAATAGAGGAAGTATGACTAAAGAACTAATCAACCAAAGAATTCAAGACCTAATCAGCAAAGGTAAGGAACTTGAACAACAGTTGCACCAAATCAATGGTGCGTTACAGCAATGCCAATGGACACTATCCGAACTGGAGAAGAACGATGCCACTCAAGAAGTCGACAAGCCCGAAAGCGTTTAAAGAGAATATCAAAGCCGAGGTGAAAGCAGGCAAGCCTGTCCGTCAAGCCGTGGCAATCGCGTATTCAGAAAAGCGCGAGGCTGAAAAGTCTAAAAAGTCTAAAAAGTAACTGAAAAGGCTAAAAAGGTATGAAAAAGCATGACAAGCCAATAGAGCATAAGACCACGGGCAAGGGGAAAACCTACAACCCAACGGAAAAAGGCGCTGGAATGACGGCTAAAGGTCGTGCTGAGTACAACGCCAAGAATGGTAGCAACTTAAAGCCACCAGCCCCAAATCCTAAAACAAAGAAGGATGAAGGGCGTAAAGCCTCTTTCTGTGCAAGGATGGAGGGTGTAGTAAAGAACGCAAAAGGCCCAGCAGAGCGTGCTAAAGCATCATTAAAGAATTGGAATTGCTAATGAAAACTGGACTTTATGCCAACATCCACAAAAAGCAAGAGCGTATCGAGCGCGAAAAGAAAGAGGGCAAGCCTGTGGAAAAGATGAGAACGCCAGGCTCAAAGGGCGCACCTACTGCCAAAGCATTTAAAGAATCTGTTAAAACGGCTAAAATGAAGTAAATCCTAGTGAAAAATTTATGCCTAGACTTTCCGATATAGCGTCAATGAGAGAAACCCCTCGTAATGCAACAATGGGGCATATATCGGATTTTCTTAATTACTTAGACAAAAACGCTTTACAGCAACAGTTTGGGTATAGAAACCCAGTAACGGGCGTAATCTCAGAAGCATTGGGCATACCAGCCGCATCTAGGGTGGCTAACAAACTATCCTATGGCGAGCCAATAACCAATGTTGGCAAGGCTAATGTGCCTTTAATCCCAGAAGATACGGCAGAAGCCGCTATGTTTGCCGCACCTATTGCTGGCGCTTACGGCAAGACCGCAGGCAAGATGGCTGGTAGGGCAATAAACGATGCTATGGTGTACGGAGAAGGTGCTTTAGCCAAAGTCACTCCACAGCCAATGCGGATGTTTGTGGGGCCGAACTCAGCAACTTTTGACAAAGTAAATGCTGTAAGAGCACATGAAATGGAAAAGGCTGGTGTTGAACCAGAAAAGATATGGCAAGAAACTGGCACTTTCCGTGGCCCAGATAAGCAATGGCGGCAAGAAATAAGTGATGTTGGTTCAAACATAACCGATGATGTTTATCACGGAATAAAAGAAAAACAAAGTTTTACAGGCCCAGCATCGCAAGCATTGACACACGAAGAACTTTACAAAGCCTATCCAGAGTTAGCAAATATTGAAAGTGGGCTATATGCATCGCAACGCCCATCTGGAACTTATGATGCTTCTACTAAAACAATAACTGCAAGCGGGCCTGGCACGACATCTCAAAAATCTGCAATGCTTCACGAACTGCAACACGCTATACAACAAAAAGAAGGTTTTGCTCGTGGTGGAAGCGCATCAAACATAGCCCCAGATATAGCGCAAGCAAAATATGACCTAAAGGAAATAGAGCGCCAAATGAGCCATTTGCATGACAAAGCATCTGATGAAGCGCTTTATTACATTGCTAAAGCCAAAGAAGAACCAGAATACAAGAAATTTGTAGATGAAGCATTTGCTAAATATAAAACACAATTAGGTGAAAAATCAGATAAAAACCCATTTGGCGTTGATTTAAATGATGCTGTCAAATTTCACATTATTGAAAAAAATGGTTTAGTTAATAAATTAGGAACTCAAGCAGAAAATTTAAGAAAATTGGCTGGGCTTGAACCAGTTGAGGCATATAGGAATTTGGCTGGTGAGGCAGAATCTAGAGCCACACAAGCCAGAATGAAAATGACAGAAGAAGAAAGAAGAAAGATTTTTCCTTTAAATTCTTATGATGTTCCAATAAAAAACTTGATTGTGAAATATCGTGACTGAAACAACAGAAAAACGCCCAGTTGGTAGACCTAGCCAGTATGACCCTATGTACTGCGAAAGAGTTATTGAACTCGGTAAAATTGGTAAATCAGTAGAACAAATTGCCGCACAAATTGGAGTGGGTACAAAGACGCTATATAACTGGAGAGACGAGAACCCAGAATTTTTACACGCCATGGACTTGGCAAAGGAATTAGAGTTAGATTGGTGGGAGTCAATAGCCCAAGCAATGATGGTTGAGAACAAGGATAGCGATAAGTTAAACGCATCAATCTGGTCACGCAGTATGGCGGCACGATTCCCCAAGAAGTACAGAGAAAGCACAAAGACCGAGATTACGGGTGCTGATGGTGCGCCTTTGGTGACGGGCATCAATGTGACCTTTGTAAAGCCTAATGGAGAGTAATGCACAGTTCCCAGTAAAGATGGCGAGTTTGTTCGACAAGGCTCGTTATAAATGCTATTGGGGTGGAAGAGGTGCAGGAAAATCGCACGCGTGTTCAAAAGCCTTGTTAGTGCTTGGCGCTAAGAGCCAAATTCGCGTCTTATGCGCCCGTGAGTTTCAAACCTCAATCAAAGATTCTGTACACAAACTGTTGTGCGACCAGATAGAACTACTGGGTTTGCAAGGGTTTTACGAAGTAACTCAAACGGCTATACGCGGTAAGAACGGAACAGAGTTTGCCTTTGTAGGCTTGAAGAACAATATTTCTAATGTAAAGTCGTTCGAGGGTGTAGATTACTGCTGGGTAGAAGAGGCGCAGACTGTTAGCCGCAACAGTTGGAATGTACTGATTCCTACCATCCGTAAGGAAGGCTCTGAGATATGGGTGACTTTTAACCCAGAACTTGAGACTGACGAGACTTACCAACGCTTTGTTGTTAGACCGCCAGAAGGTGCAATAGTCCAGAAGATTAACTGGTCAGACAACCCTTGGTTTCCCGAAGTGTTGGCGCTAGAGAAAGACGCGCTCAAGAGCCGTGACCCAAGTGCCTACCAGACAGTATGGGAAGGTCTATGCCGACTTACAGTAGATGGCGCTATCTTTGCCAATGAGATACAAGTAGCGGAGTTAGATGACCGCATTACAAAGGTCAACTATGACCCTACAAAGCCTTGCCATGTAATTTTTGACTTGGGTTGGGCAGACAGTACGGCTTTTTGGATACTTCAATTTGTAGGCATGGAAACGCGCCTTATCCGCTATCACGAAGATAACCAAAAGACTATTAGCCACTACTTAGCCTTGTTGCAAACCTATGGGTATATGTATGACACGCTATGGCTACCGCACGATGCACAGAATAAAACCTTGGCAAGCAACGGCAAATCTATTGAGGAAATTGTCAGGGCGGCGGGACATAAAACAAGAATCATTGAGCGTACACCGATAGCCGACAGCATCAACGCGGCGCGAACCATATTCAGAAACTGCTGGTTTGATAGGGAAAATTGCCATGATGGTCTACAATGCCTAAGACATTATCGGTACGATGTTGACCCAGAAACGGGGCAATTTAGCCGTCAACCGTTACACGACCAGTACAGTCATGGTGCGGATGCGTTTAGATATATCGGACTGATGATTAACGAACCCAAGCCAAAGCGTAGGGTTCAGCAACAAAACTATGGTCAGCCTCTCGGCTGGATGGGATAAATATGGATGACTTTGACCCAGTAATAACCGAGGCGATAGAGTTCCTCAAGTTCTGCAATGACGCAGACACGATGAACCGCCAAGAGGCGCTAGAAGATTTGAAGTTTGTATCTGGTGACCAATGGCCAATCGAACTACAAAACAGCCGTAATCTTGAATCACGCCCAATTCTCACTATCAATAAGTTAGATGGCTACTGCCGTCAGGTTGCCAACCAACAGCGCCAGCAACGCCCACGCATCAAAGTTCACGCTACCAATACGCACGAACAGATGGTGGAAGCCAACGACATACAAGGCATTATTCGACACATTGAGGTCAATTCCAACGCAGACCACGCCTACGACAACGCCTTTGACTATGCTGTACGCATGGGTTGGGGCTATGTGCGTGTCCGCACAGACTATGTAAGCGAAGATTCTTTCGACCAAGAGATATATATTGACCCAGTAGACAACCCGTTTACTGTGTATTACGACCCTAACAGCATATTGCCTGACGGCTCAGACGCTGAAAGATGCTTAATCACCACGATGATGAGCAAAGAAGTGTTTAGGTCAATGTACCCAAACCATGATGACGGCACATCGTTCACTCAGCGAGGTACGGGTGATAGCCAATCAGAATGGATTACTAAAGAGGATATACGCCTAGCCGAGTATTACTACACAGTACGCGAGAAGGCTAAGTTATACCTATTAAGCGATGGTTCTAGCACCTTTGCTGATGACAAAGACTTCTTTAACCGCTTACAAATGGCTGGAATAACAGTTATTGACACACGCGAATCATTCAAAAAGACCATCAAGTACAAGAAATTGACCGCCATCGAGGTAATCGAAGAGCGTGATTGGGCAAGCCGTTACATTCCTATCGTGCCTGTGTACGGACGCCATGTGGTTATCGGTGACAAGCGCAAGAAGTTTGGCATGGTGCGCTACGCTAAAGACAGCCAGCGTATGTATAACTTCTGGCAGACCTCTATTACAGAATCCATTGCTCTCGCGCCTAAAGCCAAGTGGGTTATGGCAGAGGGTCAAGACGAGGGACATGAGAACGACTGGGCGCAAGCAAACATCAAATCATTCCCGTTGTTGCGCTACAAGCAAACAGACATTGAGGGTCGTATTGCCCCAGCACCACAGCGCTTGCAACCAGAACCACCGCCTGCGGGAACGATGGCGGCGGCTGGCATGGTCGCTGATGACATAAAAGGCATTATGGGCATCTTTGACCCAGCGCAATTAGGTCAAGGCAATATATCAGGCAAAGCGCTCAATGGTCAGCAACAGCAAGTCGACCTGACTAACTACGACTACTACGACAACCTAACCCGTTCTATTGCCCACATCGGCAAGATATGTTTGGATTTAATCCCTAAGATTTACGACACAGCGCGTATTCTGCGAATCATTGGTGAGGATGGCAAGCCAGATATGTTGCCACTTAACCAGCGCGATGCTGTGGGCAATATCTTGAACAACACATCCATCGGTCAATACGATGTGGTGATGGAGACAGGGCCAGGCTATAACAGCAAGCGTCAAGAAGCCGTGGATGCAATGATGCCTTTACTGTCTAAGCCAGAACTGTTCAACATTGCTGGTGACTTGGTGTTCCGCAACATGGACTTCCCAGGCGCTGACATCATTGCTGACCGCCTTGCCGCTTCTAACCCGCTGGCTCAAATTGACGACAAATCCGATGTGCCGCCACAAGTTCAAATGCAAATCGCGCAGGCTAAACAGCAAATGCAACAAATGCAACAGCAAATGGAAGCGATGACAACGCTTATCCAACAGCGCGGTGATATTGAGCAAGTCAAGCAAGACAACGAGAACAAGCGCGAACTCATGCGCCAGACAGCCAAGGCACATAACACCGAAACAATGGCAGAGGTCAAGGTCAATGACCAAAACACTCGCGCCATTACCTCGCAAAACAAGATTGAGATTGAAGCGATTACAGACTTGCTGTTACATCACATGGACACATCAAGGCTAAATGCTGAGATTGACAAACGAAACGCAGAGCAAGATAGGGCGATGCAGTTTGCGGCTCAAGACATAGCGCAAGGGGGTAATCCTTTGACACAGCAACAATAAAGTGGTAAATTTGCCACCAAACCTTACCAGTTAGGTTAACTGGGTAAATCCGTAGGGACACGTAATGTCTGAGAAAGAAGCGGGTCAAGTTTTGACCAGCGAGAACTCGCAAGAGTTTTATGCAAATAGATTAGGTTTAGCCGACCAACCCGAAGTTGAGGCCGCACCAGCGGAGCCAACAGAAGAAGCGGAACGGAGTGAACCAGAATCGGAAGTAAAAGAGCAAGAGGAAAAGCCTAAAGCGAATCCGAAACTTGAAAGACGATTTTCTGAGATAACCAAGCAACGCGAAGAAGCGCGAAAAGAAGCGCAACAAGAGCGTACAGCAAGGGAAGCCTTAGAAGCCCGTTTAGCGGTTCTTGAGAGACAGCCAGCGCCACAAGCGCCTAAAGTTGATGAAGAACCACAACCCAGTCAGTTCAACGATGCGTTTGAATATGCGAAGGCTTTAGCAGAGTTCACAGCAGACAAGCGAATCGGTGAGATGCGAAAGCAAGACGCAGAGGCTAAAGAAGCACAAGAGCGCCAAAAGGTCATTGACCAATGGGCGAACAAAGTGCAACAAGCCAAAGCGTCTATGCCAGACTTTGATGACATAGTGGCATCTAGTGATGTGGTCGTAAATGATGACATTCGTGATGCAATTCTTGAGAGCGATGTGGGGCCACAAATCCTCTACCATCTGGCTGAGAATGACGATGTAGCAAAGCGCATAGCAGGGTTGTCACCTAAACAAGCGTTAAGAGAGATAGGAAAGTTAGAGGCAAGGTTTGAAGCAAAGGAAACAGCGCCACAAACCACACCGATTACTCGAAGTAAAGCACCAGCGCCAATCCAACCGCTGAGAGGGTCTAACCCTGCTGATACGCCCATGTCCGCTAATGGCGAATGGCATGGAACATTTCAAGCATGGAAAGAGGCTCGCAGGGCGGGAAAGATTCGCTAAACCTAATCTTTTTTAAACTTTTAAGGAAATGAAATGGCAAATAATTTATTGACCATCTCGAAAATCACCAACGAAGCGTTGATGGTTTTAGAAAACGAACTCACATTTACGGGCGAGGTCGATAGGAATTACGATGACCAGTTCGCCGTAGTTGGGGCCAAAATTGGCGCAACTGTGAATGTCCGCAGACCAGGTCGCTTCGTAGGCGCAATCGGGCCGCAGTTGGTGGTGGAAGATTTCAATGAAACTTCAGTACCAGTAACACTTTCGACTCAGTTCCAAGTGTCAACTCAGTTCACTACGCAAGATTTAGCATTATCTTTGGATATGTTCTCTGACCGCGTTTTGAAACCGGCCGTGGCCGCCATAGCAAATAAGATAGATAGAGACGGCTTGGCAATGGCTACCTTGCAGACCGCCAACATCGTTGGTACTGCTGGTACACCGCCAACTGGTTTGATTACCTATCTGACTGCTGGCGCTTACTTGGACAGCGAAGCCGCACCCCGCGATGGTCGCCGTTCATGTATCGTTGAACCTTTTACATCTGCAACTATCGTTGACAGTTTGAAAGGCTTGTTTGTTCCTAATGACAAAATTAGTGAGCATTACAAAAAAGGTTTGATGGGAACAGACAGCGCGGGTATGCGTTGGCGTCTTGACCAAAATATTGTGTCTCAGACCTTTGGTAACAACAGCACAACTACTGTGACTGGCTCTGTTGCAACTACTACTGCTACTGGATTCTTGACCTCTGGTTGGGCATCTTCAAGCACTATTACTGTTACAGCCGCTAACACTGGTACTTTGAACCTCAACGCTGGTGATACTTTCACTATCGCTGGTGTGTTTGCTGTCAACCCACAAAACCGCCAAGCCTATGGCTCTAACAAGTTGCGTAACTTTGTTGTGAAAACAACTGTTGCTATCGCTTCTGGTGCTTCTGGCTCTGTCGTTGTGTCTCCTGCTGTGATTACCGCTGGTCAGTTCCAGAATGTGTCTATCCCGACAACTTCTGCTACCGCCGCTATCACTCAGTTCAACAGCACAGGAACTGTGTCACCACAGAACATCATCATGCACAAGAACGCATTTACAGTGGCCATGGCCGACTTGGAATTGCCAGAAGGTGTCCATTTTGCTGGTCGTGCAAGCGACAAAGACATTGGTTTGTCCCTCCGTGTTGTGAGGCAGTACACAATCAACAATGACAGTATTCCAACGCGTTTGGATGTCTTGTATGGTTGGGCTCCTCTCTACCCTGAGTTGGCTTGCCGCGTTGCCGCTTAATCATTAACTTTTTTAAGGAATAAATATCATGGCAAATCCAGGACCAGCAAGTACAGTAACAATTCACCCAAGCAATTTGGCAACGAACCAAGCGATTCGCCTTTTGGCTTTCGCTAGTGGTGTGCCAATCTCCGCTACTGGTGATTCAAGCGTTACTCTTCCCGTTTTCAATACAAGTTCTTACAGCATCCAGAACGTAGCCATTACCAACGCAAACAAAGATGTTAGCGGCGGCGCATTGGCTATTTGGACTGCACCAGCAGGAACAGGTACTGAAGTCGTTACTAACGCATCGTTGACTAGCAACACTTCTTCTGCTTATGTGACTAACGCCACAGTAGTAGCAGGAACAAAGACTACTAACTTGTCAGCACAAACCTTGTATGTAAAAGTTGGCACAGCCGTTTCTGGCGGTACTGTTGACATCTTTGTTTACGGGTACGATTTCTCCGAGTTTTAATCGGGGATAAATAGAGAAAAGCCATCCTCACAAGGGGTGGCTTTTTTTGCTTTTACGATACAATAAACCCATTCTTTTAAGGAATAACCATGTCATCTACGACTGTCACCCGTGGCAACATTCTCGAAGCGTTTGTTATTGCCCCTTCACTCACTCCCGCAGTTTTAGTTACTAGCACCACCCAATCATTGCAAGCCTTTCCTATTGCTGGATTAAAAGCAAGCGATATTGTGTATTTCATGCAATATGCTGGTAATCAAACTAAAGATATTGCCATTACTAACTGTGATGTAACTGTTGACAATAGTCTGACAGTACAGTTTCAGAACACTTCTGGCGGTGCTACTGCGATTACGCCTGCGGCTGGTACTTACTACTTTAAAGTGGTACGCCCAGATGGAACGCCACCAGCAACTAATGCGGCTTAATCATGGCTGGCTCATCTGTTCTTAGAACTGCTGGTCAAACAGTAGCGTTATCAGTTACTTCTACCGCACACGCGGCGGTTTTGATTGATGATGCTACCAACGACCAAGTGAACTACACATCTTTCCTTAATACGGGTGCAAGCCCTATTGCGGTGAAGTGGGGAACGACCGACCCAGGCGCTCCCGTTTTTCCTGTTGATGGAACAAATGGAGACTTTGTTTTGCCTGCTGGCATGACGAGACCTTTAATTGTTGCAACACCAGTTACCCCATACTACTTAACAGCAAAATCCAATTCTGGTACTGCTGGCATCATGTATGTAACACCCTCCATCTATCAAAGTTAAAGGGGCGTTATGGCTAACCCTGCCAATTCTGTCGTACAGAATTTATTGCCCGTACAGGCTTATTTTTCTGTTGATGGTGTCTTTCAGACTTTTATTGGTCAGGGTCAGCCATTCTTTGCGAATATAAATCCTAGTCAGTCTGGTTTGGATATAACCAGCAGTACGATAAATAGCACGACTATCGGTGCAACTACTCCTTCTACTGGGGTTTTTACCAATATCTTTACAACAACTGGGCAAGTAACGACTAGCCCAACATCAAATTCGGACATAGCCAACAAGTATTATGTTGACTCTATTGCCCAAGGACTAAGCCCAAAACAGGCTGTGAAGTGCGCTACAACAGCGAACATCACGTTATCTGGTCTACAAACGATAGATACCTACACCACGCTATCTGGTGACAGGATATTGGTAAAGAATCAAACAAGTTCTGCCCAAAACGGCATCTATTTAGCGTCTGCAACGGCTTGGACACGTTCGACAGACATGGACGTATGGTCAGAAGTGCCTGGCGCATACACAGTCGTTATCAACGGCTCAACAAACGCTAATACATCTTGGGTAACAACCGCCTCAGATACAGGCACTATTGGCGTTACTGCAATGCCTTGGGTGCAATTCTCTGGCTCTGGCACTTACTTTGCTGGTACGGGTCTATCTTTATCGTCTAACACTTTTAGTATTACAAATACTGGTGTGACTGCGGGTTCTTACGGCTCGGCATCACAGACATTGACGGCAACAGTTAACGCACAAGGTCAACTGACCTCGCTAACTGCGTCAAATATTGTCATATCTGCAAGCCAAACGACCTCTGGAACATTTAGTTCTAGTCTGTTAAGCGGGTCTTACACGGGTATTACTGGTGTTGGAACGCTCACAGCAGGCACTTGGAACGCAAGCACGATTGGCGTGGCTTATGGCGGTACTGGGGCGGTTACGCTGACAGGATATGTCAAAGGAAGCGGTACAAGCGCGTTTACAGCGTCAACAACTATCCCTAACACGGACATTTCTGGTCTTGGCACTATGTCAACCCAGAACGCTAACTCGGTAGCAATAACGGGTGGCTCTGCAACGCTTGGAACGCTGATTACAAGCGGTTTAACAGGCTATCTATATGGCAATGCTAGTAGCGCTGTTACAGCGTCTACAACGATTCCTACGAGCGCATTGTCTGGAAACTTTGTTAGCACATTCTCTGCTGGTACAACTGGTTTCACGCCTTCGAGCAACACAACTGGCGCGGTCACATTGTCTGGAACGCTCAATGTGGCAAATGGTGGAACTGGCGTAACAGCGTCAACTGGTGCTAACTCGGTAGTTTTAAGAGATGCAAGCGTAAACATTAGCGCAAACGCTGTAAGCGAAGGGTTTTCTAATGTTGCCGCGGCAGGCACAACAACTGTGCTTACTGTTGCTTCTGTACCTAACTATGTAGTGACGGGTTCTGGTGGTCAGACTTACCAATTACCAGACGCAACTACATTGGCTAATGGTGCTAACTACACATTCAACAATAATCAAAGTAGCGGAACGATTGTTGTTAAAAACAACTCAAGCACGACTGTTGCAACCATTCAATCGGGCGGTTATGTTGATGTAATTTTGTTGAGTAACTCAATAGCCGCGGGTTCATGGGATGTGCATAACTTTGCCCCATCCAATGTTTCTTGGTCAACCAATACATTTGATTACGCTGGCTCATTTACTTCTGGCACATGGAACGGCAATGCTGTTGCATATAACCGAGGTGGCACAGGACAATCATCTTTGTTTGTTGCTGGTGGCATAGTTTATGGCTCTACCACCACAGCGTTGGCGGTAACTACGGCTGGCACTACTGGTCAAGTTCTTACCTCTAATGGTTCAAGCACACCTACTTGGACAAGCCCAGCATCATCAATCACGCTGTCAGACGATACAACTACTAACGCAACGCGCTATCCGCTATATGCGGCGGCTACAAGCGGAACAATTAGCACACAGTATGTAGCCTCTACCAAGTACCAATTTAACCCTTCTACGGGCGTTTTAACCTCTACATCGTTTAGCGGTGCGGGTACTGGTCTAACGGGAACGGCTTCTGGTCTGTCGATTGGTGGTAACGCGGCAACTGCAACAAGTGCAACCACAGCGACTAACCTTGCTGGGGGTGCTAACGGCTCTGTGCCTTACCAGACTGGTTCTGGTGCGACTACATTCTTAGCGGCTGGCACTAACGGCTATATCCTTACTCTAGCGTCTGGTGTGCCTACATGGGCGGCGGCGGCATCTTCTGGCATCACGATTACAGACGATACAACCACAAACGCAACCCGTTATCTAACATTTACAAGCGCTACATCTGGCTCGATTACATCTGAAAATGTAAGTTCTACCAAACTGAAATACAACCCGCTATCAGGCGAATTGACTTCACCAATTCAAATTGCAAGTGGCGGTTTACAAGTAAACAGCCAAACAGTCGGTGTAAGTTACACGATTGCAAGTGGTAATTCTGCTATGAGTGCTGGCCCAATAACCCTATCTAGCGGTGTTGCAGTAACTATTGCAAGTGGTAGCCGTTGGGTTGTTTTGTAAGGAATAAAGATGGCATCAGTAGTAATCTCAGGTGATACAAGCGGAACGATAACCTTATCTGCGCCAGCCGTAGCGGGTTCTAATACGCTATCACTTCCCGCTGGTACTGGTTCTGTTGTTGTTAATGGAGTTAATAGTTCGATTGTTAGCGGAACTGCGGTTGCTTCTACTAGCGGAACATCTATTGACTTTACTTCTATTCCATCTTGGGTTAAAAGAATTACTGTGATGCTTAATGGCGTTAGCGGAAGTGGCTCATCAAGTTTCTTAATACAAATTGGCGCAGGAAGCATAGATACCGCTTCGTATATATCAGAAAGTATGTTAACTAGGGCGTCTGGAAATGGCCCAGATACATCAACCGCTGGATACTGTATGCAATCCTATGGCGCTAGTTTTAGCCATTATGGACATATGTTTATAACCAACTTTGGGTCAAATATATGGGTTTCTACGCATTCAATTATTGAGCAGTCAATGTCAGCAACTTTTTATGGTGGTGGTGTAAAAACACTTTCTGGAACACTTGACCGAATCCGTCTTACCACAAAAAACGGCACAGATACATTTGACGCTGGTTCAGTAAACATTCTTTACGAGTAAAAGAAATGACAGTCACCATAAACGCATCAACATCAAATGGATTGATTAGTACGGCAGATACATCTGGCGCATTAGCATTTCAAGCAAACGGCACTACAAAATTAACTGTTGACTCTACTGGTGCATATGGGCAACTTGTTAGTGGAACTGCGGTTGCATCTACATCTGGTACTAGCATTGACTTTACTTCTTTGCCTAGTTGGGTTAAACGAGTAACTGTGATTTTCAATGCTGTATCTATAAGCATTAGCAGTAATATATTGATTCAACTAGGAACGGCATCTTCAGTTGAAACTACTGGGTATACAGGTGTTGTTTTTGCGGCTGGTAATGGCGCGGCGGCAACAGTTGTTTCATATACAACTGGTATTCCTCTTTATACAAATGCTAGTTATTACACGCAAAGCGGCAATGTTGTTTTTACAAATATATCTGGAAATACTTGGATAGCAAGTGGAGTATTAACAAACATAACAACTGTTCCATATCCAGTTGTAACAGGTGGCGCAAAAACACTTGGCGGTGTTTTAACAAGAGTCCGTATAACCACAGTAAATGGCACAGACACCTTTTCTGCTGGTTCTATTAACATTATGTATGAAGGATAAATATGCAAAAAATTGAAGTAAATGTTATAACTGGCGAACAAAAAATTGTTGATTTAACGGCAGAAGAAGTAGCGCAAGCACAGGCTACCCATGCCGCTTGGGTGGCAGAAGAATCCACACGACAAGCAACACCCACAGTTCAGCAAACAATACAAACACAAGCCGATACTATTACTGCTCTTATGGCAAGAATAGCGGCATTGGAGAATAGATAATGTCGTTGATTCTTGATGGAACGGCTGGTGTTACTTTTAACGATTCAAGCACATTGCCATCGGCTACTTTTAGCCCCGTCTATCCAATCACGGCATCTGCTGGTGCTAGTGCGTTAACTGTAACTTTGAACCCATGTTCATTGGTTTTTCGCAGTTCTACTCTTGGTAGTGGAACAACTGTTACACGCACAATAGCATCTGCAATTTCTGTTGTTATTCCATCTACCGCTACGCTTGGTACTGTAAGCACAGTTCAATCGCGTATTATTGTATTGGCTATTGATAACGCTGGAACTGTTGAATTAGCGGTCGTAAATATCTCTGGTGGCTCAGTACTTGATGAAACAACACTAATCACAACAACCACTATTGCCGCCGCTTCTAATTCTGCTACGGCTTATTACTCAACAACAGCCAGAACATCTGTTGCATACCGTGTGGTAGGTTACGTTGAATCTACACAAGCAATAGCGGGAACATGGCTAACAGCCCCATCAACTATCCAAGGGTATGGTGGTCAGGCTTTAAATTCCATGAGTTCTTTGGGATATGGACAGACTTGGCAAGCGGTTACTCGTACAAGTGGAACAACTTACTACAACACAACTGGCAAGCCAATAACTTTCTACTTAAAGGGAATAGCCGATGCAAGTAGCACGATGGTCATAGGAGGGGTGACTTTGGCTTTGCAAAATATGTCCAACGCCGCTTATTTTTTTCCAGCAACATTTATTATTCCTTCAGGAATGAGTTATGTGTTGACTTTGCCATCAATTGTTAATGTCTACGAACTCCGCTAAGGAATTTAAATGCCAAACTACAAATCACCTGACAACTCTGTACATTTCCTTGATGACGATTCATTCGCTCATCTACTTCCTGCTGGCTCAGTCCAGATTACAGATGAAGAAGCAGAGGCTTTACGCCCAAAAACAGAACTAACCTACGCACAAAAACGAGCAAGAGAATATCCACCATATACCGATTATCTTGATGGCATAGCAAAAGCAGACCAAGCCCAGATTGATAAATACATTGCTGACTGCCAAGCGGTCAAGGCTAAATATCCAAAGGCTTAATATGATTACCCACACATGGAAAATACACGATATTGACGCTACTGACGGCTTGATTACTAATGTCAAGTACAGCGTTGTAGCGCAAGAAATCGACACAGTAGTGGAAACCGAGGGCTATTGGCGGTTTGGTGACCCAGTTCTGCGTAAGCCATTTGATGAAGTTACAGAGCAAGATGTCATTGCTTGGGTAAAGGCTGACTCTATACGAGAAGGCAAAAATATAATAGAATCACGCCTAGAAGAGCAGGTCGTAGCCTTAGAGAAACAAAAGGTTATCCCACCATGGCTTCCACAAGTTTTTACGCCAAATTTGGGATAAACCATGACTCAGCCTATTGACATTATCAGCAGAGCATTAAAAGACATAGGGGCTTTAGAGGCTGGAGAAACTCCGACTTCAGAAGCCGCAACAGATGCGCTAGATATGCTGAACGACCTTATTGACCAATGGTCGAATGAGGACATGATGGTTTTTAATGTGACTGAGATTATTTTTCCAGTCATTGCGGGTCAGACTCAGTACACGATTGGCCCAGTAGCGTCGACCGCTAACTTCATTGGCGCATCTTTTACAGGCTCCATTACTGGTGATGTGCTAACTGTTACCGCTATTGGCTCTGGTGCTGTGGCACAAGGGCAAACCCTAAAAGGTACAGGAATTACGGCAGGCACAAAGATTGTGGACTTTCTGACGGGCGCTGGCGGTAATGTTAATGAGGTTGGCACTTATCAACTGGACATTAGCCAAACAGTAGCATCGACCACCATAACTGCTTACTACGAAAAGCCTTTGGGTATTAGTTCTGCTTTTGTGCGTATTAACACTAATTCAAATGGTATGCCCATCGTAAGTGGTGGCTTGGATTACCCAATATCTATTTTGGCGTTAGAAGATTACGAGATGATTGGTTTAAAGACGCTAAACGGCCCGTGGCCAAAGGCGTTGTATTTCAATGCTGGCGCTGATACGGGCAATCTATTTGTGTGGCCAAACCCCTCGCAGGGTGAAATGCACATGTTTGCTAACACCATTTTTAGCAGATACAACACTTTGTACGACAACATCGCGTTGCCACAAGGCTATTCAATGGCGCTACGCTGGTGCTTGGCAGAGCGTTTAATGCCTATGTATGGCAAGACTTCTACTGTTCAAATTACTATGATTAACGCTTATGCCGCCCAAGCAAAAGCAACCCTAAAGCGCACCAACATGAGCCCATTGCAAACGGCAAGATACCCCGATTCATTGCTGGTTGGTCGTGCCAAAGATGCAGGGTTTATCTTGAATGGCGGATTCACTTAATGGCAGATTTTGGCTTTGTTGGCCCTTCTTATCCAGCGACTTCGGTTTACCAAGACTCGAATGAGTGCATAAACTTCCTTCCAGAAGTTGACCCACTTAAACAGCCTGGTGACCGAGGGGTGGTGGCGCTCTATCCAACGCCAGGTCTTACGATTAAAGCCATATTGCCAAACACCCAAGAAGTGCGCGGTATGCGTACCCTTTCTGGTGGCGCTCGGATGCTTGTGGTTTGTGGTGCTTATGTATATGTTTTTAACAATGTGCTAACACCAACGATGATTGGGCAGTTAAACACAACAACTGGTCGCGTAACCATATCTGATAACGGCATAAATGCTTACATCGTAGACGGCACATATCGCTATACATGGCGTATTTCCACTGTTACATCGGCTATTTTTACTGGCTCTACATCTGGCACGACTTTGACTGTTGCCACCATGAATTCTGGAACTATTGCTGTTGGTCAAAACTTATTTGCTGTGGGCGCGTTACAAGAAACAGTTATAACGGCTCTTGGTAGCGGTAGCGGTGGTGCGGGTACATACACCATAGGGTTATCCCAAAGCATCGCTTCTAGCCAGATGTATACCTCTAGCGCTGGTGCTATTTTTACTGGTGCAATAACTGCTACAACATTAAATGTTACGTCTGTTACTAGCGGAACTTTATATGTTGGTCAGACTATTCAAGGTTCTGGCATAACTGCTCAAACGATTATTACGGCTCTTGGTACTGGTACTGGTGGGGTTGGAACATATACAGTTAATAACTCTCAAATTTCTTCTTCTTCTAATTTTACGGGGCAAATTGCTGGCACAGTTTTAAGTGCAACTGTTGTAAATAGCGGAACAATATCGGTTGGTCAATATGTATATGGCGCTGGCGTAACTGATGGAACTACCATAACAGCATCTAATCCTTTTACCTCTACGGGTTCAAGTATTGCCGTTACTACTGGAATTTTGACGATTGGCGTGCTAACTTCTGGCACTATTTCTGTTGGTCAAGTGTTAACTGGCACAAATGTAACGGCAGGCACTCGTATTACCTCAAATATAAGTGGTAGCGGAACGGGTAGTACTTGGAATACAACACAAACAACCGCAACGGCTTCTACCGCTATTAGTGGTCAAAGTTATACAGTAAGCGCTTCACAGACAATAGCATCAGAACAGATGTATACCGCTGTTGGTGCATCCCTTTACGCTCTTAATTGGACTGTGTTGCCATCAAGCGATGGTGCATTTACGGGCGGTGAGACTTGCGACATTGTTGATAACTACTTTGTATACAACAGACCAGCATCACAACAATTTGGTGCATCTGGCGTGTCATCGCCTATTTCTGGCAACACATCGTTTTCTAGCAAAGATGGTTCACCAGATAACCTAGTGGCGCTTATTGTTGACCACCGCGAAGTTTACCTAATGGGTGAGAACTCCTCTGAGGTATGGACTGATGTAGGTGGAAACCCTTTCCCTTTTTCAAGAATCCCAGGCACTAACACCCAACACGGCATTGCGGCTAAGTTTTCCCTTGCTAGGTTTGGTGATTCATTCTGTTATGTATCGCGCAACAACCGAGGTCAAGCGCAGATTATGCAGATGAAAGGGTATGTTCCTACTCGCATATCTAACCACGCTGTCGAAAACTCCATAACCAATCAATATGTAGATGATGCTATTGCTTGGACTTACCAGTTAGAAGGTCACGAAGTTTATGTAGTGTCTTTCCCAACGCTAGAGTTAACTTGGGCATATGACCTAGCCTCTGGAATGTGGCACAAATGGCTGTACACCAACAATAATGGAACATATACTCGTCACAGAGGTAATTGCTGTGCGGTGTTTCAAGGTATGGTTTTGATTGGTGATTACTCCAATGGCTCTATTTACGAGTTAGACAAAAACAACTACACAGATAATGGTCAATACACGCGCAGGCTTCGCAGAGCGCCACACCTTGTATCTGATTTCCAACGTCAATACTTTGATGAACTGCAAATCCAGTTTCAGCCTGGCGTGGGCATCTCTGGCATTACTACTCCTTTAAATAGCGAAACAGTAGGCGCTGACCCGCAGGCTATGCTTCGTTGGTCAAACGATGGTGGCTCTACTTGGTCAAAAGAATATTGGACTTCTATTGGCAAGATAGGTAAGTACAAGAATCGTGCTATTTGGCGCAGATTGGGTATGGCTAGAGATAGAGTGTTTGAGGTAGTGGTAAGTGACCCTATCAACGCGGTAATTATCTCGGCTAATTTAAAAGCAACGGCAGGGGAAAACTAATGGCTACGGGCATTTCCAACACCACGCAGTTAAACCCGTACCCACAGACTGAGTTCTTGGATGGACAGACTAAGCGCCCCACAAGGGCATGGCAACAGTTCTTCCTTAATCTGCTTAACTTCAGTTCTGCGCCTACGGCTACGGCTGGCTCTGCGACTTTGCCTGCTAACCCCGTTGGGTTCATAAACATCACCATAAATGGTGTGCCATACAAAGTGCCATATTACAATGTCTAATATGGAATTAACAGAACACCATGTACCAACGCTTGACGAAATTAAGCGTTTACAGAGTGAAATAAGTGAAATGCCCCAACCTGAGTTGGAAACTGAGCATTACTTTTCTGGTGGAATGTATTGTCGAAAGTTAATAGCGCCAGCAGGCTTGTTGGTTGTTGGCAAGATACATAAGAAAGACCATTTTTTTATGTGCGCCAAAGGTCAAATTATTGCTTGGTCGGAAAACGGCATGGTAACAATGAACGCTGGCGATGTACTTTGTTCAAAAGCAGGCACAAAAAGAGTGATTTTGGCTGTTAATGATTCAATTTACATTAACTTTCATAAAACAAATAAAACAAATTTAGACAAGATTGAAAAAGAATTGATAGAACCAGATGAGTTGGCACTTTACGACTCATCAAACAAACTAAAGGTGCAAGCCTTGGAGGATAAGTAAATGGCATATGTAACTGCGGCAATGATTATGGGAGGTGGAACTCTCGCGGCTGGTTATATGGGTTCAGAAGCCGCCAAGAAAGCGGCGGATGTTCAAGCAAATGCGGCACAACAAGCGTTGGAATTTCAAAAACAACAGTTCAACACTATTCAACAACAGACGACTGGCGGTCGTGCGGCTGGTGCTAATGCTTTAAATCAATTAGGTGCATTGGGTTCTGGCACATATGGAATGTACGATGCCAATGGAAATCAAATTGGAACTGGCACAGGCTCTGGTTATCTAACCCAACAATACACGCCAGAAGAATTTGCAAAGGGACAAGACCCAGGCTACCAATTCCGACTGCAACAAGGTCAAGAAGCCACCAACCGCATGGCAAACATGGGTGGCGGTATGCTTAGTGGAAATGCTTTAAAAGGGCAAGAAGATTACACCCAAGGATTAGCGTCAGGTGAATTTACTAACGCCTTTAATCGTTTTCAAACTGGTCGTACAAACATTTACAACACTTTGGCTGGGATTGCTGGTCTTGGTCAAAACGCTACAAATACTTACGCAACTGCGGCAGGCAATGCGGCAACTAATGTTGGAAACACTATTCAAGGATTAGGACAAGCACAAGCAAGTGGAATCGTTGGTTCTGCAAATGCTTTAGGTGGCGGTATTGTTGGTGCTGGTCAAAACTATATGTTGTCTCAAATGTTAGCGCCTAAAAGTGGTGTTAATTATTCATTAAGTAATAGTGGGTATACGCCTACTTCATCACCAACTATTTCACAACCAAACCCAGATATGGGTGGTGGTCAAGGTTTAGTGCTGAGAACAACATAAGGAATAATCATGGCAGAACCAGTAGCACTTTCGATTAAACCACCAGCAATGATGTCTCTTGGGGACATGGTTAATATGGCGCGTGGCGCACAGGCTTATCAACAAGCAGAACAAGTTAACCCGTTGGTGTTGCAACGCGCACAGCAAGAGGCTCGAACTGGGCAAATTGATTTAAGCGTAAAAGAACAAGGTGATTTAGAGCGTAAAAATTTACAGTCATTTATGTCAAACCCACAAAATTGGCAAAATGAAACTGGCGATGTAGATGTAAACAAAATCAATGCTGAAGTTACAAAAATTGCGCCTTTAACTGGTCGTGACCACATTGAAAAATTAACTACATTAGCAAAGTCACAAACCGAAAATCTTAAAGCCACACAAGATTTAACTCAAGGTGAACGCGCCATTATTGCTGGCCCTCTTGGTGTTTTAGGAAGAATGAATGTAAAAGATAAAAATGTTTATCTTCAAGAACTTGATAACCAAGCAAAATTTCACCCTGATAATAAAAGATTACAAAGACTAATTGACGCGCAAAAAGATTTAATTAAACAAATGCCAAAAGATGCTGATATGGCATCAGCGGGCATAAGAGCAATGGAAAATCTTTTAAATCCAACAGAAGCAATAGCGGCATTTTCACCCAAAGGTGGGTCTGTTGATGCTGGTGGAAATATTATTTCAACCGTTGCTACACCTAGTGTTGGAGGATTAACACCAAGCATTGCAAAAACTGGTGTTATTTCTGACAAAACTCTTGCGCCCCAACTTGCTACAAGCGAAACTGGATTACCAAAACAATATGGCGGTGGTAATTCTTCTGGAATTATTAACCCAGCACCTAACCCAGTTTTACAGCCACCAGCAATGCAATTTAGACAGCCTGCTGGTGCGCCTGTTGGTGCGCCTACCAGAGCGCCTGCTGTTGCGCCAGTTAGCGGTGCGGCAACTGGTATGAACCAACAGTTTGGCGCAAAAGGCGGTTTGGAAATGTCGCAAGGCGAACACGTGGACACTTATAAAGCGCGTGTTGCTAGATTGGCCGCATTGCCTGCGCAAGCAAATAAAGAACTTAGTTTGGCTAACAACGATTCAATTCCTAACCAAGAATTTACAAACAACAAAGTTCTTAAATTGTTGGAAAGCAAAAACATTCGCGTTGGTAAACTTGCTGAAGCAATTTCCAAAAAGACTGGTGGCATTGGTTTAAATTCTGAAGAAGTAGAAATTCAAAAATATCTTGAACAAAGAATTCGTCAAAATGCTTTGCGTTCTAACCAAGACGAAGATTCACAAAAGATGGCATCTGGAAGTTTTGGTACTGACATAAATGCGTTGCGTGACATTATTTATAACGACAAAGGTTTGTTGGCTTCACAGCGTTTGCTAAACCAAGGTATTTTGAAATACCAAGGAAACCCAAATAAACCAAACTTAGCGGCTATCAATGACTTTGAAAACAAGTTTAATATGCTTAACCAAGACCGCAATGTGACTCATTTGCTTGGTATTGTTGGTGATAGAGCAATGGAAGATTTATCTAAATCTGATGTGCAACAACTGAAAAAAACATTTGGTGGAATGTCAAAAGACCAAATGGATAAGTTGTTTGAGAAGAAACAAGAATTGGAAAATCTAGTTCGTGGAGCAAGATAATGGGCGATACAAAAAAACCTATCAGTTCTAGCGATTTATTTGGTCTTGTTCAAGAAGGAAAGCCAGCAGGAAAGTCAACGCCTGTATCTTCAGAAAACTTTGCAAACATAATTCAAAACGCACAACCACAAGAAGGTATGCCTTTGATTGATGTAGCCACACAAGCCTACGCAAATGTTGGCCCTAGCGCTTTAGAGTTTGCTAAAGGTTTGTATGACAGCATAACTAACCCAAAACAAACGCTATCTTCTATTTCTGATTTAATGCAAGCAGGGTTGTCTAAGGTAATTCCAGAATCAATGATTGACCCAAATGCCAAACCAGCCATAGGTCGCGGCAAAGTTGCTGGTCAGGCTATGGCAGAACATTTCAAAGAGCGTTATGGAAGCGCTGAAGGTTTTAAACAGGCTTTGGCAAAAGACCCAGTAGGTGTTGCTTCTGATATTTCTACTGTCCTATCTATGGGTTCTGGTGGCATGGGCGGTTTAGCAAAACTTAGCGAAATAGGTGGTGCAACAAAAGTTGCGCCTGTGCTTCGTGCGTCAGAAAAAATATTGGAAACTGGTGCTAAATACACTAACCCATTAACTGCTGTTACATCTTTAGTAGGAAAAGTTGGTACACCAGCATTAGGTTTACTGACGGGAACAGGCTCAGAAAATATTTCCAATGCCGCTAAAGCGGGTTTTCAAGGCGATAAAACTTTCCTTGCTAATTTGCGTGGTGAAGCACCAATGACAAAAGCATTAGATGACGCAAAACACAATTTAAATGTAATGCGCCAAAAGAAAAGCCAAGCCTATCGTTCTGGCATGGTTGACATTTCTAAAGACAAAAGCGTTTTAGATTTTGCTGACATTGACAAATCAATAACAGATGCTATTGGTGATGTGACTTATCATGGAAAAGTTGTAGATGATTCGGCATTTAATCATTTGCAAAAATTAGAACAAGAAATTGCAGATTGGAAAGCGTCACATCCTGATACTTACCATACGCCAGAAGGTTTAGACAAACTTAAACAGCGTCTTGGTGCTATCAACAATGAATTGCCTCCAAACGAAAGAAATGCTGGTCGTATAGGAAAAAATATTTATGATTCTGTAAGAGGAACTATATCTAGACAAGCGCCTAAATATGCTGAAGTAATGTCAGATTACGCAAATGCTTCAGACGATATTAATGAAATTGAACGCGCTTTATCTTTGGGTGACCGCGCTTCTGCTGATACTGCAATTCGTAAATTACAAAGTTTGACTAGAAACAATGCAAGCACCAATTACGGCAATCGTTTAAGTCTTGCACAACAACTTGAGATGGAAGGTGGCAGACCTTTTATTAGTGCTTTGTCTGGTCAAGCGCTAAGTTCCCCTACGGCTAGAGGTTTGGCTGGTGGAGTTGAAACTGGTTCTCTTGTTGCTGGATTTACAAACCCCGCATTTTTAGCATCAATTCCTTTTCAAACGCCAAGAGTTGTTGGTGAAGGTTTATATCTTGGCGGTCGTGGGGCAAGAAAACTATCAGACTTTGCTGATGTAACTGGTTTAAACCCAAGAAATGCAAACGCTTTAGCAAATTTACTATATACCGACCAACAAACAAATCCGAATCGTATTGAACTAAGCAATATGCTTCCTGATAGACCTTAAAGGACACACATGGCAGTCAATCTTTCCCCAATCGGTAACGGCTTTCAGTTCTTTACCACTACTGGTCAACCCCTTGCTGGCGGTCTAATCTACACTTACCAAGCGGGTTCATCTACACCCCTTGCTACCTATACCGATAACACGGGTAACACGGCTAACGCTAACCCTATCGTGTTGGGTACTGATGGCAGACCATCTAGCGAGATATGGCTGACCTACGGCTATAACTACAAGTTTGTACTTAAAGACTCTGGTGGAACTACTATACAAACATACGATAACTTGTATGGAATTATTGGTACACAGCCAGCAACGGGCGCTACGATTCCCGCTGGACTTATTGCCATGTGGTCTGGCTCGATTGGTTCTATTCCTAGTGGCTGGTATTTGTGCGATGGCTCTAACGGCACACCTAACCTGACAGACAGATTTATTGTTGGTGCTGGTACTACTTATGCGGTAAACGCCACGGGCGGTGCAACTACTGTATCGTTGGCATCAACTAATTTGCCAGCGCATACGCACACCGCAACTGTTAATGAAACTCCGCACCAACACTCATACAACACGCCAGCATCGCCTGGCGGTGGTGGTACTGGTGGATTGGGTTCAGCGGGTTCTGCACTCACATCTGCTGTATCAACTAATCTTACTGTTTCTGTTTCTGGTGGCGGTTCTGGCGGTGCTTCTGGTACTGCTTTCTCTATCTTGCCAACTTACTACGCTTTAGCGTATATCCAGAAGTCTTAATATGTCTGACATTGATTTAGTCAAATATGGCGTACTTTGGCAGAAAGTTGAAGATTACGAAAGACGCTTTGATGATATGGATAAGAAGATGGAGAAGATGGAATCTCAACTTGAAAAACTTATCGAACTTGCTAATAAGGGTCGCGGTGGCTTTTGGGCTGGCATGGTGTTTATTAGCGCTTTATCTTCTGCTATTGGTTATATTTCCCATTTCATAGGCAAACAAAATTGACCCGCTTACCATTGGCGTTGCGTTCAAAGCATTGCAACTTGCATACGATGGGATTACCTATTGCTGTGAAGCGCTTAACCAAGGCAAAGTAGCGATAAAAAAGGTAAAACAGGCAACCGAAGATGCACAAACCATTGTCAAAGAAGCCAAGGGAATCTGGGGTTTCTTTGTCGGATTATTTGGGTCTAAAACCGAAACAACCACCTCTGAAGCCAAGCCTGTGGGCAAAAAGAAAGAAACCTACACAACCCACATCCCAAACGAATCCGAAATAGTCCAACAATTTATAGGACATTTAGGACAATTTTTTAAACATCATAAGGAGTTAACCGAATATGTTGAAATTAAATATGAAGAAGTATTTAGAAGCGCTGACCCAGACCCTCAAGAGATTTTGGAACTCTCTGTTTACAAAAACGAACTAGACCAGTTTTATGTAAAACTAAGTGGAATGATGAGGGGCGCTGGTGTTCCTTATCAACTGGGGCCACTCTGGGACAACTACAACCAGATTTACTCTAAGGTACAAATAGAACAACAAAAGAGAAAAGAGCAAATCAGAATCAGAAGGCAACGCGAAGCCTACAAACGGGAAAGGTTTAGACAAGAAAAAATTGAACTTAGCATGGGGTTGTTCTTGGTGCTAATGATTGTTTCTTGGCTTTATGCCGTATGGATAAATTCATTTACCGAGGGATTCTGATTATGCTTTGCGTTATTTTGTCCATCATCTTAATCATTACGCCTGTGATGGTGATGATGTGGATAAAGATACAAAAGGCAGAAATGCGGATTGAAAAGAAAGAACGCCAAATTAACCGCCAGTTACAACAACTAAGGGAAAAATAATGAATGATTTATTTAACTTGCTTAAAGGCATTGCGCCTAGTCTTGCTGGTGCTGTTGCTGGGCCTCTGGGTCTTGCCGCTGTTACTGCTATTTCTGGTCGGCTGGGTTGTAGTGATTCTGTCGAGGCGGTAGCCAAGGCTATTGCTGGTGACCCACAAGCCGCGCAGAAAATAGCGGAACTTGAATTAGAGATGACCAAAGTAGCGGCAGACGCTATGAAGAACGAAGATAACAATGTCACAGGGCGCTGGAACGCAGACATGGCTAGTGATTCATGGTTGTCTAAAAACATTCGCC